CTACAGAAAAAGAAAATGCACGTCATTTTACTTTCTCATGTAGGCATTAGAACTTTCAATGATCCAGAGCGAGAGCCCTATGATCGTTGGGAAATGTCCACACATAAAAAAGTATCAGCAATGATTCGTGAGTGGGTGGACTTCAACCTGTTTGCAAACTACGAGGTATCAACTCGTACAAGTGGACAAGGTTTTAAGGAAACAACCAGGGCTGTGTCTTATGGCAAGCGTAAGTTGTTTCATAAATATACCGCAGCGTTTGATGCTAAGAGTCGAGTTGATCTTGGGGTAGCACCTTTGGATCTTGATTGGACAGCTTTCATGTCTGCATTTAAGCAATCTTTAAAATCTAAACAAGGAGAAAAAAATGTCTGATTTTGAAATTAATTTAACGGAAGTTGAAGAAAGCGGATCGTTTGATCTGTTGCCAGTCGGTGACTATGAATTTGTAGCATCAGGCTGGGAAAACAAAACCAGTGGCAAAGGAGATAAATATTTATCCGTTACCTTCGATGTTACTGGGCCTACACATGCTGGTCGTAAGATATGGGAAACCTTTATGCTCGAAGGAGCAGGGTTGAATGTATCTGTTGCCAGGTTGAGAGATTGGAGAAGGTCTATGGGGATGGACCCTGATGTCGAAGCCTTTGGCATAGAACAGCTTGAAGGCATGTTAAACGTACCCTTGACTGCCAAAGTCAATATTGAAGTTGGTAAAGATAAAGGGGACGGAACGAAGTGGGATGACAAGAATCGAATTGCAAAATTCATTCCAAGCACAACCAATAGTGCGTCAGCTCCTTCGCAAAGTTCTAGTACACAATCTGATTCTGATGATGATGATTTTGACTGGGACAAATAATTTATTTACAGGAGAGAGTAAATAAATAACTCGAGTGAGTAGCCTTCTAAGTCAATTATACCAAGGCTACTCCTCGCACCTAAGGGTAGTATAACCCTAAACTAATTTTTGGAGAAATTATGAATATAGATAAAAGAGAGGCTAGAGCCTTGATAAAATCAATGACATCTTTAATAAACTCTTTAGATCAAAACTTTGACAGTTTGCCTACTGATTTAAACGACAAAGTAAAAGAAGCTAAAATGTTATTGTTAAATGTGGATACGAGAACGGATCGACATAGAAAAATTTATAGAATACTTGGACTAAATTGAAACTACGCTACTACCAAAGAGATGCAATAGATTCTCTGCACAAATGGTTTAACACTAGACCAGCAGAGGATCATGCCTTGATTGCATTACCTACGGCAGCAGGTAAAACTATTATCTTTTCACACTTTATTAAAGAGATATTTGCTAAAGATCCTACTGCTAGGTTTCTTGTCTTGGCACACAGAAAAGAATTGGTAGAGCAAGCAGAAACAAAACTAAAAACAGTGTGGCCTGAAGCACCTGTTGGCGTGTTAGCGGCAGGTATGAAACGCTTTGAGATAGATTCACAAATACTTATAGCCAGTCGTGATACTTTGGCATCGCCCAAAAGATTAGAGGCTGTAGGTAGTTTTGATTACATGATTATAGATGAGGCACATAATGTACCACCAAGCTCACATACCAGGTATAAAAAAATTATAAGCACTTTGTCTGATAGAAAGCCTATGCGTGTTATGGGTTGTACTGCAACGCCATATCGTATGGGACAAGGTTATATTTATGGCAAGCGTAAAGATCATTTCTTCAAGGGCTTGGCTTATTCAGTATCAATACCTGAACTGATCCGTAATGGTTTCTTATCCAGGCTATCTGCTTATGCTGTAAATGATAACGCTGTCATTGATGCAGGAGCTGTAGCACTAAAGTTTAAGAACGGAGACTTCAAGGAAAGTGAGCTAGAAAAAATAGCTATGGTGGATGATACGATCTTACAAGTTATAAATGATTGGATTGACAACGCATATACCAAAGGCAGAACAGCTACAGTATTCTTTTGTGTGTCAGTGCTACACGCAGAGAAGATGACTCAGTGCCTAAAAAACTATGGGATCATGGCTGAGTGTGTGACAGGTGAAACTCCAAAAGAAAAACGAGAAGACATACTAGAAAAATTTAATAACGGTTTGATCCATGCTATATGTAATGTAGGTGTATTGACTGAGGGTTGGGACGCTCCAAGAGCAGACTGCATAGCTTTACTCAGACCAACACAAAGCGTTGGCTTGTTTGTGCAAATGTGTGGTAGAGGTATGAGACTGCATGACGATAAAGAAAACTGTTTGCTACTAGACTATGGAGAGAATGTAGCTAGGCATGGCTGTCTTGATGAGGTGCAACCAGATCGTACAGCACCAGGTAGATACCATCCTAAGATATGTGCTAGTTGTAATGCGATCAACATACCGTCTGCTAGAAAATGTGTGGAGTGTGGACAAGAGTTTGAGGGATCTAAAAAGTTTCAAGAACTACAAACTAAGAAAGAAAAAGAAGTTGCTAAAAGAACTAAAGCAGAAAGGCAAGCTGTCTTATCTGATGAGAGAAAGAAAGCCAAGCCAAGATACAAGCCTGTCACTGACATCTATGCAACCGTGACCAAGTCCATGAACGGCAGTGAGTATTGTCAAGTGATCTTTACAGTTAAGGATGAGTTCTTTCCAAAGAAAATGCCCTTGATGTTTGGACATCCTAAGGCACACCACATGGCTGTTCGTAGATGGAAGAAGATAGCAGAGAAGTGGGGTGCTCCTGAGCAACCTTGGATGGCTGCTGAATTAATTAATAGTGGTGCCTTTGAAAACATATCAGAGATTGTCTTACAAAAGCAGGGCAAGTATGAGAATGTTATAGGGATCAAGACAAAACAAAATAAGGAGATAATTTTATGAATCTAACTAAAAAAGAAAAAGAAACTATAGTAAAAAGTTTAAATCAATATCAAAACAAAATGTTGTGGAAAAATCATAGTAAGGAACTTGGAGTAACAGCTGGTGGATTAATTGTAAAAACAGACCCCTTTTTTGAAACACAACGAACAGAAAAAGAACGAGAATGGATAAAAGATTTAATTAAAAAAATAAAAACATTTGGAGAAACAAAATGACAGATAAGTTAAAAATAGAAAAAAATATACCAATAACACCACAAAGACACAAACATAACACTCTTGCCGATGTTTTAAATAAAATGGATGTTGGAGATTCAATTAAAGCAGACTTTAAAACTATAGATCAATTAAGAGTTATAGCAAGAAAAATTGGTGTTAAATGCACAACTAGAAAACTTTTTGATAAAGACAATATGTATAGAATTTGGAGAATAAAATGACAATCAACCATCTACTTGATGAAGTAGAAACAAACAACAAACAACCACGAAGATTTTATTTGGGCATCAGTGGTATCGGTAATCCTAATCAAAGGCTCCTTTGGATGCGATACCGCTGGCTCATGCCTGATGAATGGGAGCCAAGAGTTCTTAGGTTGCTAGACTTAGGTAATGTAGTAGAGGATCACTTAATCGAAAAGCTACGCAAGATACCAGGTGCAACTATCTACGATGTAAGAAAGGACGGCAGACAGTTTGAAACCAAAGCATTCGGTGGCCATTTGAAAGGACACATAGACGGTGTGGCTAAGAATTTACCAGGGCTCAAACCAAACAAGCCATACTTACTAGAGTTCAAGACAGCTAACGACAATCGTTTTAACAAGCTAGAAAAACTAGGTAGCTATTGTAATTGGTCAGAGGAGTATGACGCACAGATTCATTTGTATATGGGCTTGTTTAAACTAGATCATTGCATAGCTATTGTTTATAACAAGAACAACTCTGCTCTATACACAGAGATCATAGACTTTGATTACTTAAAGTTTGAAATGTTTATGGACAAAGCTGAAAACATACTAAAGACTAAGACACCACCAGACAATAACATACCGTTAACTGACTACAGGATACGCAGTTACATGTCAAAGAAACAACAGGCCGCATATCTTGGTAGGTCTTTGCCTGAGAAACTACATTGTAGGTCTTGTCGTTTTTCTAATCCAGATATTGAAACAGGCGAGTGGATTTGTTCCACGTGGAACAAAGTGATAAGCAAAGAAAAACAAGTCACAGGCTGTGCAGATCACAACTACATACCTGAACTAATACCAGCTAAAGTATTACAAGTTGATGATACCTTTGTGGTTTATGAGAAAGATGACTTTAGGTTTGTCAATGTAGCCAAAGACAAACAATCTACAGGAGATAACTTTTATTCTAGTGAGGAGCTGATAGAGATAGTCAATAGCAACTTTCCAAAAGAACTGATCGTTCAGTGTGAGAATGTTAGAAAGCTTTTGAATGGAACAATATCTAGTATAAGGCCTTGGGTTGAAACAGGCGTGCCTTTTTAGGTGCCACCAAATAACTTATCTATTTCTTCTTGTCTTAGCACACTAGATGCTCTAGTTTGTGGTGGTATAAATTGACCTCTTAAAGATTGCCCGGTTAGATCTGCACCAGTTACGGCTAATTCACCAACAGGAACAGGTTGTGGTGATTTAGTTTTTGTGCCTTGTATAGCAAACTGAAGCACATCTGGATTGATCTCGCTAGGTTTAAATATACCCAACATAACTAAATCTCTGTCTGCTACTTTTGCAATTTTTAATTGTTCATCTATTTCATAGTCAGCTAAACCTAAAGTTCTTGCATCTTCTATAGCTGTGTAAAGAGTTCTTAGTGAGTTATATCTACTTTCGTTAGTATTAATATATCCTTTAACAAAATCTTCTGCATCTCTTCTGTTGTTTGATCTAAGTAATCTATTAAATTCATTAGTTGTTTCTCTAATAGCTCGTTTAGATTCTGCCGCTTTGTAATATAACGATCTTTGTATTTGTGGTTTTGCTATCTTAATACCAGAAAAAGCAGACACTAAAGTTTCTGCTACATCTATCTCTTTACCTCTAGGGCTAATCGTACCATCTTCTCCTGTAAACAAAGACGCTGCCGCAGTTGTAAAATCTTTAGGAACTATTTGAGTTCCTTCTGCATCTACTTCTATTCTAAATGGAGTAGCAGTCGGTGCCACTGCATTTAAAGCATGTAGCATTCCTTTGTAAGATTTTTCTCCC